GGGTGTCGATAAGATTATCAAAGAAAGTATAGATGGACGACAATAGCGCAGTGCCCAGTAGATGTAACCCAGTATTTGGCAAACACTGAGCTAATTGCCTTAGCATAGAAGTCTCATTGGTAATAGTATCACACCACAGCTTATATCATAATTTAATCATTTCAAAATTTTCATGGTCCTTTTTCGTAGCATAATTCGATCAACAACACTCCATTTACAACTCACTCAAGTAAGTCTTAGCTCGTGTGTTAATCATCCAATCATGTATGCGCATATCAAACCAATTCCAACTGCCTACGCATGGACAGCTGGAATTTCCACATCCAATATTGTACACTTTTTCTCCCCTCAGCATATTTATGCGTCTAGAAATCTGATTCCCGGTCAAAGGCATACCTAGAGAGTTGGTTGCTAATGAGACCCACGTTGGCATTTCCATATTTTTCATTACTCTTGAGAATTGTTTGTCGCTCAATATGATACCGTAATCATTCCCACAAACTGGAGCCCATTCCCTGCCTGTCATTAGAATCTGCGCATCCACGTCAGCATCGGTTAAAATTTGTTCATCTGTTGGTTCTGTAGTGTAGAAGAACTCCCCACTCTTGAATCTTCCTACTCTACCCCTGCGTTGGGTTTGTGACGCCAAACTAATGTTTCTAGTGACAGGATGTATTATTAGACCCTCTCCAACGTAACCAAATTTTTTTCCAAAATCAAATACACAATCTAGATTGTAAATGTTTGCCCCACATTCCAGAATTTCTGTACTTACAATGACTTGGTAGGTCGAATCATTCAATAATGGGTAAGCTTGAGCATAACTGCTCCTACTAACCTTCAATATTCCAAATCCTTTACACCCATCTAGGGTGTCTTTCGCATCTGTACTACGCATGGATGACACAAAAACTAGTATTCTCTTCCCTTTCTCCAACTCTTCTTTCATCCGAGCTAGCAAATCAGCTCGTGATAACATTACATCATCGATAGGATACCTACTACGTCTGTCAGCTTTACCATCTAGTGTAGCTGACATTTCCAGATATTCAATACCATTGTCCATCAGGTACTGCCCATAGTTTCGCAACATTATAGTTGCGGTGTAGTTGGTATGAGCTTCATCAACTATCATTAATGTCATACCATTCAATTCCCTAGAACTCTCTGTTAGCATAGTCATAGCCGTGTGGTGAGAAGCCACCTGGACCTGAGCGAATGGATTCCGCAATCCAGGCATGTCCTTGATGTTCAATCCTACTTTCATCTTCTCACTCAGCGCTTTATATATTTCCATGCACACTGGTCTAGTTGGTCCACAAACTAGCACTCTGCCATTCTGTTTCTCGCCTAGATGTTTCAAGATTCTCTCAGGAAGGATCTTGGTTGTTTTCCCTGATCCCGGATATGTCAACACTTGGTAACTATTTTCATTGCTACTGTCACTACTACTATCAGGCAATTTTGCATAACCCACTGTGCTCCCTGACATGTCTACGTAAAACCTTCCTACTTGTCCTACCAAATTTAATTCTCCTGTGTCATTCATGCTGAATACTGGGGATCCAGATTCCCCTGGTTTCGTGACACTCTGCCATGCTATGACATTACTCTCCAACTCTATGTTAGCTCGGGTGGTGTATGTGGTCCTGGATGTGTCTGTTTCAATATTTATGTAAATGTCTTGGCCTACTAGTGGTTTCACCATTTGTGGTGGTCCACCATAAGTTGTAAGATCCTCTTCAACGCTTGAATAATATGGCCTGTATTCACATAATCCAAGACGTAGGCTTGTCAGTCCTGACACATGGTAAGGTACATGCATCACTCCATTGAAAGCCACTCCGACTCCGTAGCTCACTTCTAAGCCGAGGAAGTGATAAGAAATACGGTAAGTCCCATTCTTAAATGGAGGCGATTTTGCTTTTACATCCAGGAAGGTCTTTGCTTCACGATCTAAATAATTCAACATAATGTACAACACGACACTTGATGCAAACATCAAATCTTGCATGGTGAGATAACAAGCTAATGCAATTATCAGAAGTGTCCCGCCACGTTGCAATGCCAATGCTGTTTTTGCCTTCGCATAAATGTTAATTGGACAAGCATCCACTCGCTCAGCCAGAGGTATCCTACTGTCATTCAAGCCATTGCTCCTCATAAAAGCAGCTTTGGCATACACATTCAATATTTCTTTAATCTGCAGTACCGGGAGTGAATCCATTACCACCATCCTCCAATAATTGGCTATTTCATAAACGTGTTCTCCCCAACCCGCATTACTTCCTGCATATGGAATTACAAGAGATGGTTGTATTTCTGTTACCATGTTGCCTGCTCGTTCCACCACCTCAACTATCTTTAATATGGTGTCACTCTTGGTGCCATTATTCCTAGATTTAAAAGCCATAGCAATGGGAATAGCCATCCACGGTATCCCCGACAACATGAATAAAATCGCAACTATGTAGTGTTGCTTGCTTCCAGTGAATGAATGACCGCCATGAACAGCTCCTGTAAACAGAACTATGATGGTATAATCTAGCATGTAGATGTTCAACTTGCTAGCAGCTATGCATAATGTTGTTGCTGTGATGTAGCTCAAGAATACTCTTGAGCTAGCTGGTGTAGCACTAACATGTAAGAAACCTAAAAGCTCCTCCATGCTACGCTTCGTTCACCTATATGTATTACTTTCTTTAACGAATTACAAATTGATTATTAAGACTACTGCCTATATCACAATCAGATGTAATAATTTTTTATA